GGAGGTGAGGTAAAGTTTTGGGTTTGGGGTGTCGTGGCTGTCGGGCATGTGGTGTGCCCGTGTCATGGTTCATACTCCTCCTATGTGCTGGCTGCGGCACCCTGACCCAATCAGATTTATGCTGGGGTTTTTTCGTGGAAACCAAGAGTCCCCGTGAGGCTGTCACTCTCAGTCTCGTGGGGGTATGAACTTCTTTGGCTTCTGTAAAAGACGACTGTGTGTTGGTGGAACAACCACGGGGAAGCCCCGGCTCCAGATCCTGGCTGATAAATACCTTGGATCGCGTTACTGCCGTCGACGCGCGGTGGCGCATTCACTCGTGGGGAGTACGCACCTCTTTGAGTGAATCTCCTTTAACCCCTGATCACTTTGGTGGTCAGGGGTATTTTTTTTGTTGGCAATTCGTGGATACAGGGTAAACCTGGTAGCCATCCCCCGCGGGTACAGTAAAAGCCCTGTGTTCCTGGCAAGGAGTAATACCCCTCTGATATAATAAAAGCGTTTAGTGTGGAGGATATGATGGATATAGATGAGTATCAGCGGTTAGCCGCGAGGACAATAGCAAGCGGGCTCTCACGGGAAGACGTGGAGCGGCACGCGCTCTATGGGCTTGCGGGGGAAGTGGGCGAGGTGCTGTCGCTCTTTCAAAAAGAATTGCAGGGGCATGAGCTTAACCGTGAGCACCTGAAGCGTGAGCTGGGGGATGTGCTGTGGATGGCGTCGGAGCTTGCTACGGCGGAGGGCTGGCTGCTCAGCGACGTGGCGCTCGTGAACGTGGAGAAGCTGAGGAAACGGTACCCCGAGGGGTTTGAGTCGGAGCGGTCGCTCCACAGGGCGCCCGGGGACATTTAGGAGAAAGAGATGGCAAGACGGTTTGGGGTTACGGGTTTGAAGCGGGGGATTAGCGCGGCGGGTGCCAGGCGGGTAAGTGCCGCGGTGCCATCCACGGTGCCTGGGTCAGTGTCGGTGCGTGGCAGTCAGGTCGCGAGTGCCGTGAAGCGTGGGGTTACGGTGAAGCCGCAGACCGGTGTGCCTGCGGGGAATTACGCGGGGAGCACGAAGCGCCGCATGAAGACGGGGAAATGACAGAGAGGAAGCTGAGCTTCATGAACGGGGGGTGATGCACTATGAGTAGTGAGAACACAAAGGAGATGCCATCGCGTCGTGTGGTGAGGCGGGTCTGTGTGTACGTGCCGGACGGCCTCAAGGCGCTTGCGGCCGCGGCGGCGGGGCTTCACGGGGTATCGCTCTCGGTGTACGTCGTGGCAGCGGTGAGAGAGGCGCTGAAGCGGGACGCTGAGGGGTTGAAAGCCCTCGAGGAGCGTGGGGCGCTGGTGGCACACGAGGAGAAGGACAAGTGACGAGCGTGCGGGAGAAGGCGGATATGGAGCACGACGACGCGGTGAGCCAGCTGCTCCGTGAACTCACGGGGGGAGAGAACAGCGAGGCGTTCGACGACGCGGGCGGTGGCGACGTGGCGGACGACACGCATCAATCGGTGGCTCGTGCCGCCGTGGTGCCCTTCGACGACCCGGAGGATAGGGAGGACGCGACGGCGGAGGCGGAAGCCTCACCGCTGTTAGACAGCTCGGAGGACGAGGCGGCAGCGGAAGCGAGTGTCACGCGGGCGCTTAAGGGTCGTGAGGTGTCGGAGACTGTTGAGGCGGGGGCTCGGGAAGAAGCGAGGCACGGTGTGACGGAGCTTGTGCGGTCGATAGATCCGGAGCTTGTGTTCGGGGTTGCGCTCGGCATGGAGGAGCCTGAGGACATCGCGGAGCGTCTGGGCTACAGTCTGTCGGAGTACCGTGAGATTGAGAAGCTCAAAGCGTTTCAGATAGCGGTGAAGAAAAGCCGGGCGGAGCTTGATAAGAACGGGGACATGTTCCGTGGCAAGGCACACATCATCGCTGAGAAAGTGATGGACACGGCGTACGCGAAGGCACTGGATCCGACGACACCATTAAAAGAGACGACGGAGTTTTTGAAGGTGGTGAGCGGGCTCGCGGACCTGGTGCCGAAAGCGAACGTGCAGGCGACGGGGAATGGGTTTCAGGTGAACATTGTGCTCCCGGAGATGACAAGAGAAGCGCTGACCGCGGGGGAAGTGGTGAAGAAAGACGCGTTATCGGGGATCGCTGGGGGTGAAGCGGTGAAGGACGCCGAGGTGGTGTTTGACATTCCGGCGGAGGAGCCAAAGAAGGGTAAGGAGGGGAAGCACGATGACAAAGGGGTTTAGTCCATTGGATGTGAAGAAGACGCTGACCTCTGACGAGTTGATAGAAGTGTTCCTCGCTGAGGTGGATAAAGAGAAAGGGAACCCGGATCCGAGGGCGAAGGAATACGTGCTAGATTGTCACAGGATGGCCGATGAGGCGAGGGCAGCGTTGGATGAGCTGGATCTTGTGGAGGGTGGAGATGAGAAAGCGCAAAGGTAAGGTGTACCCGGCGGTGATCGCGCTGGTACAGATGCAGGAAGGGCAGGTGTCCGGGGTGGATGAGGACGCCGTGAGCGACCTTGAGGTGTTCCTGGAGGACAGCTACGCGGTGTTTGAGTCTGAGGGGCACACAGCAACACCGCTGACGCTGTTACTGCCTGATAACGACGAGGCGCGGGAAGTGTTCCGTGGGTGGCTCGCGGATGAGAACAGTGAGCTGCGGCGGTACTTGAGAGGGCAAAGTGATGTAGAGCCTGGGCTTAGCTGTGAGACACTGCAATGACAACATATAAACCACCTAAGAGTTTGGTGCCGTATTTTGTATCAGACGCCCTGATTAGTCTTGTGATGGGTCCGTATGGTTCAGGAAAGACTGCCGCCTCGATCATGAAAATCGCCTATCACGCTAGCCGGATGGCACCGTGTGAGGATGGGATACGGCGGAGCCGGTGCTGTGTGGTGCGAAACACACGGCAGATGTTGTTTGATACAACGATTCCGGACCTGATGAAGTGGTTTCCGCCGGGTGTCGCGGGGGTTTGGAATAAGACCGAAGCGAAGTTTCTGTTGAAGTTTGGGGACGTTGAGTGTGAGGTGTTGTTCAGAGGTTTGGACGACTCAGACGACGTTCGGCGGCTGTTGTCATTACAGCTGTCCTTTGGCTTCATGGATGAGTTCCGGGAGATCAACAAGGACGTGTTTGAAGCACTGCAAGGGCGTCTTGGTCGTTATCCGGATAAGACGATGGTGCTCCCACGGGAGGAGTGGGGTAAGGACAAGCGAGGGAACCCGATAGGTGGGTGTGTGACGGACGAAGGGAAGCCGAATTACCACCTCTGGGGGGCATCGAACCCGCCGGACGCTGATACGTTTTGGGAGGAGTTTATCTCGAACCCACCGGAAGGGACGAGTATCACTATTCAGCCTTCGGGCATGTCACCAAATGCCGATTGGCTGGAGTATCTGCCGGCGGACTATTATGACAAGTTGGTAGCGACGCATGACGAGGATTGGGTTGATGTTTATGTTCACGGAAAGTTTGGGAAATCGCTTGCTGGCCAGCCTGTGTACCGGTCTTTCAACCGGGACATACATATTGCGAAAGAGCCTCTCCATTATTTACACAGCAGCAGCTACCCTATTATTGTGGGGGTTGACGCTGCTCTTCATCCTGCCGCTGTATTTGGTCAGTGCATGCCTGATGGCAGGCTTATGTTGCTGGACTGCTGTTACGCGGAGGGGTCGGGCGCGCTGAGGTTTATCCGTGAGAAGGTGAAGCCAATATTGAGTAATAGGTTCCCGGGACAGCCAGCGCTGTTAGTGATTGACCCTGCGGCAAACACACGAGCGCAGACAGATGAGAGGACAGTTCTTGATATAATTCGATCTGAAGGTCTCAGTGTCCGCATGGCGTCGACGAACGCGATACAGCCGCGCATATCCGCGGTTGACGCGTATCTGACAAGGATGGTTGACGGGAAAGCCGGGTTACTGATAGACCCCGAGCATTGCAAAGATTTGATATCAACAATGGCGACGAAGTATCGGTACCGGGCGAGGAAGGATGGAGAGCTGGAGGATAAGCCAGATAAGACTCACCCGTGGTCTGATATGGCAGACGCGCTTCAGTATCTTTGCTTACATGCGGACGCGAGCGGGGTTTTTAACCGGTCGCAGAGGAACAACACGGTGCTCCCGGTAGTCCGGTCACCTTATGTCTATGTTTAGTGAGAGGGACAAATGGCTGCGGGAAGCGAAGAAGATTATCTGGCTGTAGAGCCGCTGGTTGCGAGGGAACGGCAGGCGATCCCCATGGGGGGAGTGGCCCCCGACCGGATGATGCACATTGGGAATTCAGAGGCTCCTGGTGTAACTAATGTTGGTGGGATACTGGAGATGCGGAGCGCGTCTCAGCTTGAGGCTGATGAGCGGGCGAAGGAAGCGGAGGGGCTGTCGGCGGGCAACTCTCCAGTGATTCAGGCGCTTGCTGGGTATATCAAGGCTCGGTGGGATGAGGCGCGTACGGCGAAAGAGGCGACCGTTGAGCCCCGGATGCTGAAGAGCCTTAGGCAGCGTCGTGGTGAGTATGACCCGGATATGAAGCAGGCACTCGCCGCTCAGCACTCTGCGCTCATCTACATGATGATTACGAGCAACAAGTGCCGCAGTGCCGGGGCGTGGCTGAGAGAGGCTATAAGTCAGATGCCGTGGTCATGTGAGCCTACGCCGGTCGCGGACGTCGATGACAACGTAAAAGCCTCAATCGTGAAGTACACCGCTGAGTTGATTGAGAAAGACATGAAGATGGGTATTTACCCATCGCAGTTCGAGATTATGCAGGCACAGCTCGCGCTGAAAGACCAGGCGTTCGTAAAGATGCAGGAGATGGCAAAGGAGCGCGCTGAGCGGATGTCCCTAAAGATGAAGGACCAGCTGATTGAGGGGCACTTCCCGGAGGCGATGGATGCCTTCGTGGATGACCTCGTGACCTTTCCGGCGGCTATTCTGAAGGGCCCCGTGGTGCGTGTGCGCCCGGAGCTGAAGTGGGGGGCAAAGGATGCCGAGGGTAACCCGTCAGTGGAGGTGCAGGACACTTTTAAGCTTGAGTGGGAACGGGTAGACCCGTTCAACATCTATCCGGCACCGGATTCTACGGGCGTAGATGATGGGTATCTGATTGAGCGGCACAAGCTCTCACGCTCCGAATTGGTATCTCTTCGTGATGTGGAGGGGTATAGTGCAGAAGCTATTAATCACGTGCTGGAGGACTACGGGCAGACGGGGCTCCGTGATTTGGTGCAGATTGATACGGATAAGCCTGTGGCTGAGGGCAAAGAGAGCTACGCGTCTCAGAATCCCTCCAAGCTGATTGATGCCTACGAGTTTTGGGGATCTGTACAGGGCAAGATGCTGATTGAGTGGGGTATGGACGAGGCTGAGGTGTCTGACCCTCTTGCGGAGTACGCGATTAACGCCTGGCTCGTTGGTAACTACGTGATTCGGGCGGTGCTGAATCCGGATCCTCTCCATCGAAAGCCGTACTATAAGACGTCGTGGGAGAACGTGCCAGGGAGCTTCTGGGGGAACTCGGTACCTGACCTCTGTCGGGACGTTCAGGCGGTATGTAACGCGGCGGCGCGGTCGCTGGTTAACAACATGTCGATCGCGTCGGGTCCGCAGGTGGTCGTTGATACGTCGAAGCTCCCGAAGGGTGAAGCCATCTCGGAGCTGTCCCCGTGGAAGATTTGGCAGGTGAACAGTGAGTCTTCGATGACCTCGGGGGCTCCGATTTCGTTCTTCCAGCCAGGCTCCAACTCTTCTGAACTGATGGCGATTTATCAGCAGTTCAGCACGTTGGCAGACGAGCACACGGGGATTCCTCGCTATATGACGGGTAGTGGCACTTCGGGTGGTGCTGGGCGCACGGCAAGCGGGCTCTCTATGCTCCTTTCAAACGCTGGGAAATCCATTAAGAACGTGGTGGCATCGATTGATCGCATCATGAAGCCGGCAATTGAGCGGCTCTATATGTACAATATGCGCTATCTCCCTGATCCTGAGTTGAAGGGCGACGTGAACATTGTGGTGAAGGGCGTGATGGCGCTCACCGCAGCAGAGCAGCAGAGCCAGCGTCTGAACGAGTTCTTGAATGTGGCACTTTCCAACCCGGTGGTGAATCAGATTGTGGGCCCTGAAGGCATCGCCTACATGCTTCGCGAAGTGGCTAAGCAGCTGGGCATGGACACGGATAAGATTGTTCCGTCGCTTCCTGTATTGAAGGCACGGCAAGCTGAGCTGGCGATGCAGCAGGCGCTGCAACAGCAGGCGGCACAGCAGGCACAGGCGAACGGTCAGCCGCAGGCAGGTGGTACGCCAGCTAATCCGGCTACCGGCATGGATCAGCGGAACCTTCAAAACGGGTCTCCGATGGCAAACGCGCAGGCACAGACTGCGAGTTGATAAGGGAAATCACTAAAGGTATAATTTAAGGGTACTTAATTATGGCTATTGACCAAGCACGTTTGTACCGTAACTTTTTGGACTTACGAGAGCCGCGATTCATGGCTTTGATTGAGTACCTGAAAGAGAAGAAGAGTAAGGCTGAGCGCCAGTTGCTTGAAGGGGTGGACTTGCAAACCATCTTTCGGGCGCAGGGTGAAGCAATTATTCTGTCGGATCTTTTGGACTCCGTGGAGAACTCCGCGGAATATTTAAAGCGCACCAGACCGTAAAGCCGGAGGTGTAAGGAGAAGAGTATGGCACTGCCTAAAGCAGTTCAGGAAGCCGCAGACCGCGCGGACGAGATTCAGAAGCAGATTGTGGGCAACCCACAGGAAGAAGCCCAGGTGTCACCTGAGCCTGCTGAAGAAGTTGAGTCAACGGAGACTGAGGCTGAGAACACCGCTACGCAGGAACCTACGGAACCCTCGAAGCCTGAGGGGGATAAATGGGAAGCGAAGTACAGAACCCTTCAGGGTATGTATAACGCAGAAGTACCTCGCATGAAGAAGCAGAACGAGGAGCTTGAAGCCAAGCTCAGCGCCTATGCCGCTCAGGTGAAGGAGCTTCGGGAATCCATTGCCCAGCAGGAAGCGGGGAAAAAGTACATTACAGACGAAGACGCTGAAGTTTTTGGTGCTGACGTGGTAGACCTTGCCCGTCGTGCCGCGAAGCAGGAAGCGACGCAGTACTCTCAGGAGGCTTCCAGTCTGAAAAACGACATTGATGCGATGAAAGCTGAGCTTAACCAGCTGAGGGGGGTTTCTTATCAAAACACTCTTCAGCAGTATCAGGACCGCCTCACGGCGCTGGTACCGGGTTGGGAACAGCAGAACTCTGATCAGGCGTTTATTGACTGGCTCTCTGAACGTGACCCGTTCGCCGGCGGTCTGCGTAAGCAGGCGCTGGATGAGGCTTATCAGGCGCTTGACGCCCGGCGTACTGCCGACATTTTCCTTGCATATCGTCAGGCTACGGGGGCTTATAGTGGGAAGCCCCGTGAGACCAAAGCTGAGAAAGCCCTTCGTCGTCAGGTGGCCCCTTCGGGTCGTGCGAGTGCTGTAGAGCCTTCGGGCGCTACGAAGCGTGTATACACGCAGGCGGATATTCAGCATTTCTACGAAGCGCTCCGTCGGCACGAGTTCACGTCTGAGGAGGCTGCCGCTATGGAACGGGAAATTGATCAGGCAGTTGCTGAGGGGCGAGTCCGCATGTGACACGCACCGGAGCAACACTTGATAGGAGCTTAAATATATGGCAGTTACAACTGTTACTCCGGTAAACGACAAGTTTTACGCGGCTGGTACTAATGTTACCGCCCCGACCACGGGCTACTCTGGTACCTTTATTCCGACCCTCTGGTCGGGAAAGCTTGCGACGAAGTTCTACGCTTCGTCCGTGTTTGGTGAAATCGCCAACACTGATTGGCAGGGTGAGATTTCCGCGCTGGGTGATACGGTGATGATTAATACCATCCCGACCCTCACGGTGAAAGACTACAAGATTGGTATGCAGCTGGAGTATGAAGTTCCCACTCCGGAAGTGATTACTCTGAAGATTGACCACGCCGCCTACTTCGGCATCAACGTGAACGATGTTTTTGAGTACCAGTCTAAGCCTAACCTGATGTCCACCTTCACGGATGACGCGGCAACTCAGCTCAAGCTGAAGGTTGATTCGAACGTGCTTTATAACACGTTCTTTGATGACAAGGGGGCGCTGAAGACCTCCGCTTCTGGCAAAGCCGCTGTGTGGGATAAGAACGCTGGTGCTACGGCTGGCGCTTCCACGGGTAAGTACAACCTTGGTACGGACGCGGCTCCGGTTGCGCTGACTTCCGATAACATTCTCTCTTACATCACGATGCTCTCCACCGTGCTGGATGAAGCGAATGTTCCGGAAGAGGGTCGCTATCTGGTGATGACACCTTATGAACGCCAGCTCCTGATGCAGTCCAACCTCGCTCAGGCGCAGTTCATGGGTGATCCGAAGTCCATCCTTCGTAACGGGAAGATTGGCTCGATTGACCGCTTTACGATCTATCTGTCCAACCAGCTCCCGCGTGGCGTCGCCGGGAAAGCGTGGGATAACACCACTGCGGTCGCTAGTACTCTGGCTCGTCACCTCATCTTCGCTGGTCATAAGAGCGGCATTTCGTTTGCTTCTCAGATCACGAAGGTTGAGAACCTTCAGAACCCGAGTGACTTTGGTCAGCTGATTCGTGGCCTCCAGGTCTGGGGCTCTGCTGTGACGCAGGGTCAGGCTCTGACTCCGCTGATTGTTGCTGGCTGATGAAAGGTGAGAGGGGGGCAACCTCCTCTCAACGGTGAATGACGACAGTATCTGAGCTTCTCCACAAGATTCACTTCATCCTTCAGGACGAAGACGGCGTTCGTTGGGACGACCAGGAAATCCTGATGTGGCTGAACGAAGCGATGGTGTGCCTCGCGGCTTATCCGGGGGCATATACCAAGACTTCGGTGGTTAATCTTTCGAGGGGAACGCGGCAGGTGCTGCCGTCTGACACCTGGAGCCTTCAAACTATCAGTCGAAACGTGGACAGTGACGGCAACGCCATGTCCCCGGTTCGGCTGGTAACACGAGAACTCCTTGACGCGTTCAATCCCATGTGGCACTCGGATCCCGAGACACTTGAGGTTGAGAACTATGTTTACGATGACAGAGAGCCCAAGGTGTTCTGGTGTTATCCGCCGAATAATGGTGAAGGACACGTAGAGGTGGCGTACTCCGCGGTTCCTGAGCCGATGCGGTACGATACGGCAAACGGCGTTGATTCCGTGGTGCCTATTGAGGTTTCCTATATCCCCTCGATGGTGGACTACGCGGTGTATCGTTGCCAGTGCAAGGATTCTGATTACACACCGGGGGCGAACGCGGCTCAGGCGTTCTTTAACTCCGCGGCGGTTGGGCTGCAGACTCAGCTTCAGCAGAGGGCACGGGTGACACCGAATAGTGTGATGGTAAAGGGTACACCGATAAACCCTAATGGAGGGACTGAATGAGACTAGTATCCGTAGACAAGTTTCTCCCGCGGGTACTTCCTTTCGCTGAGAATCTTCCGGCTTTTGTGGCGAGGCGCGCGGTATCCGACGCCTGCCGTCAGTTGATGGAAGATTCTCTTTGTGTAACTGAGACCTATCGTTTTACGACGGTTCCAGGTGAAGGGAAGTACACGCTGAGTCTTCCGTATGGGTTATCCCCTGTGCTGATGAAGAATGTCATGATTAAGAAGCCTGAGGATACCGGCTGGTGGCAGCTCTCTCCGGTGACCGCGGAGCAGTTGGATACCTACGCCTATCCTGTATCGTGGCGGGGTGATATTGGGGGCCCGCGGGTATATCTCTTCCGATCTCCTGATGAGCTGGTGCTTGTGCCTGCCCCACAGGAGGCGTTTGAGGTGTCGTGTGAGTGCGCCGCCACAATAAAGCGTGACGCGTTTGAAGTTCCGGAAACGCTCTATGAAGACTACGCGGACGTAGTGGTCAACGGGGCACTTTCCCGCGTGTTCTCCCTTGCGGGGCAGACGTGGAGCGACGCGGGGCTGTCAGCGACTTATGGAACAGCGTTTCGCGTTGGGGTCTCTCAGATTCGACTCGAAGCCAATAAGGACTATACCAAGGTTGGCGGGCGAGTTATTTATAACAGGTGGTGCTGATGGGTGCTTTGGCTACTAACGGGGCGGTGACTACAATCAGTGCCTCTATTAATGCAACGGCGACACAGATTGTGCTCGCTGGTGGTACGGGTGAGCTTTTTCCCGCGGCGGTTGATGGGAAGACGTGGTTCTTTGGGACGCTGTACGACGCGGATAATAACGTTGAGATAGTGAAGGTTACTCAGCGCTCTGGGGATACCCTGACGGTGCTTCGTGGGCAGGATGGCACAACGGCACGTAAGTATGATGCCGGCGCTGGTTTTGACCTCCGCCCGACTGCGGCGCTCTTCAATGATAAGGTGTCCGAGGATACGCTGGCAGAGAAGGTGGCTGAGATTAATGAGGCCTACACGTCTGCGGACAGCGCCGTTACTAAGACTCTTCAGTCTCAGATTGACTCGGTGTCATCCACCGTGTCCTCGCTTTCTACGACGGTCACGGCGAACCAGTCCACGGTGACCAGCAACTACTACACGAAGTCTGACGCTGACGGGCGGTATCTCCTGCTTACTGGTGGTACGGTGAGTGGGGATTTGCGAGCGGGCAAGGCGTTTTCCTCTGGCGGCTATCTTACGGCTGACTCTGGCGCACGGGTTAATGGGGACCTGTATGTTACAGGTCAGACTCAGTCTAACTCGTTTCGCTCGACCTCTGACCGCCGATTGAAGACCGATATCCGGTCTATGAACCCTGCGAGTGCTCTCTCTGATATTAACCGCCTGAAGCCTGTGCGGTTTAAGTGGAAGGGCGAGCATAGTGAGGTTGAGCCTGACCGGCTGGGGCTTATCGCTCAGGACGCTGAGAAGGTCATCCCCGAGGCTGTAGGGTGCTCACGGCAGGGTATTTACTCAGTGGACTACAGTTGTGTGTCGGCCGTGCTGATTGCCGCTATTCAGCAGCTCTCGGCGACGGTAGACAGGCTTCAGGCTGAGGTTAATGAATTGAAGGAGAGGAAGTAATGGCATTTACGTTGATGGATGGTCGCTTTATGGCTGACCGCGAAGAGATTAAGGGTGCGCTCGATGCTGTGAGAAAAATCACCCCTGTGAAGTTCACGGAAACGGGTCTTGGCGGCGGTACCACGTATGGTGTGGACGGTGTGGATGTTGGTAAAGCTGCCCCCCATGCCGCTGATATCGACGGTGTAGGCATGGCACGTGTTGACCTCGTAAGGCTTATTCCTGTGCTGGTTGCCGCCATTCAGGAGCTTGCTGACAAGGTAGACGCCACGGGTAAACCCGTACGTGCGGGGCGTGTGGTTAAGCCCGCGTCGGTGGTGAAGAAGGTAGAATAAATGAACTGGCGGGCGGTTGCCTGGGCTGTATGCGGAGTGGCGCTGGTATCTCTCAGCACGGGATTATATTACTACCGTGAAAAATACCTCTCGGCGGAGAATCAGCTCACAGTGCTTACTGCTCAGGCAGAGGCACGCCAGACAGTTTTAGCGAACCAGCAGAAGGATGAGGTGGAACAGTATGAAGCTAAGAAAACCAGTGATGCTGCTGCTATCAGGTCTCTTCGTGCTGAGCTTAACCGCCTGCGCCAGCAGGCAGGCACCGTGCGGGCAAATAAAGCTTCAGCCACTCCCAAAGGAAGTGGAAGCACAGGCGGCGAGCCGGACCTCCTTGGAGCACTTCTCGAAGGTGCAGAGCTGGCTTCAGAAGGAGCAGGAATCGCTCGGGAAGAGCACTCAGCCCTAGAGACGTGTGTTCGGATGTATAAGCAGGCGGAGACAGCCAGCAAATGAATATAGCGCTTGAAAACTTTTCCGGTATTGTTCCTCGTATCAGCGCTTCGCAGCTCTCGACGAACAACGGGCAGGTGGCGAGAAACGTAAAGCTGGCGAGTGGCGAGCTTCGTCCGTGGAATCTCCCAAAGGCGGTCCATACTTGTGTTAACCCCGTGGTACAGACCATCTTTAATATGGAGGGTAACGGGGCGTCCGTGTGGCTGGAGTTCCCAGTTGACACGGACATTTGCTATGGTCCGCTGTATGATCAGGACGAGTTCCGGCTGTACTATTCGGAGGGCGGCGTCTGTAAAAAGACGAATTGGTCTTTGGCAACTGAGAGTGGTACGGGGGCATACCCTCGCAATTGGCAGTATATGGGCGTACCCCACCCAGCAGCCGCGTTGACGTGCGAGGTTACCCCGGCGAGCGATACGTCAGCGGAAAATACTCAGACTAGGGTTTATACCTACACTTACGTAAACCAGTTTGGCTCCGTGCTGGAAGAGGGTTCTCCGGCAGACGGGGCCACATGCACAGCATATTATAGCGGTGGGTCTGTGAAGCTTTCAGGGTTTGTCAATCCGCCGACTGACCACTACAACATTGTCAAGGTACGGATTTATCGGCAGGTGACGGGGAATGAGAACTCCACCTACATGCTGGTAGACCAGATTGACCTTGTTGACCACAAGTTCCCGGCGTCTGGGGTGTCAATGAACGGCGTGAGCTTCAGTGACTCGTGCTACGTGGACACTCGGACAACAGTGCAGCTTGGGAAAGAGATGGATTCGCTCTATTACAGCCCTCCGCCTGAGGGGCTGAAGGGGCTCGTCTCCATGCCTAACGGCTATCTGGCTGGCTTTGTGGGGAATCAGATTTGGTTCTCCGAGCCATACCTTCCCCACGCATGGCCGTCCAACTACATGTTGACAACGGACAGTCCGATTGTAGGGCTGGGGGTGTATGGTACAACACTTGTTGTATGCACGACGAGGCAGCCGTACACGGTTACCGGTGCGCACCCGAGCTCAGTCACCCAGGAGAAGCTCCCAATGAACCAGCCGTGCGTGTCTAAGCGCTCCATCGCCTACGACCAGTACGGTGTGCTGTACGCTTCGCCCTATGGGCTTGTGGCAGTGGCGGCGGGTCAGATTGACGTGTTTACACGGAGCCTTGTTGACCAGGATACGTGGGCAACTTATACACCGTCAACGATGCTTGCGGCGATGTACAACAATCTCTACATGTGTGCCTATAAGGCGGGCAACAGCCGCGAGATGCTGGTGTTTTCTCGTGGCGACACACCACCAATGGCAACTTATGGGTTTAACCCTGTGAGTCTGTTTGTTCAGCGAGGGACGGGGCGAATCTTCGCTTTGTCGGAGACGGACAACAAGGTGTACCAGCTTGACGCAGACGATATCAACAAAGAGGTGTACGAGTGGAAGAGTAAGCGCTTCAGCTATCAGTACTCTACGTCTTTCTCGGCGATGAAGGTAGACGCTGATTACTCAAATAACCGCTACGTTGAGCAGTGGAAAGTAAAGGCGGCTGAGCTGGTTAGCTACAATCAGGCGGTGTGGGCGACGTACAAAGATAACCTGCTGGGGTTAGAGGGGGCATTGAACACGGTCCCTGTTAATACCCACGAGGTAGACGGCTCGCTCCTGAAACCACTGATTGATGAAGCGAGTTACCGCTATGTGCAGGTTACGCTTTATGCGGACGGTAAAGCCGTGTATGTGAAGCGGTTCACGTCGCCCAAGGCTGTGCGGGTGCCTCCTGTGAAAGCCTACAGCTGGGAGGTGTCGCTTCAGGGTAATCTTGACGTTACGAGCTTCACCATGGCGTCCACGATGCGTGAGCTGGCATCACCACAATAAGGAGCACAGATGGCGATAAAACCAACAGTTATGCGTAAGCCGACAATCTCAGTATTCGGGTTATCCCCTGAGCTTGCGCGGGCGCTGGAGCCTGTGAAGCAGTCGCTTGAGATTGTGACGGGGAGCCGTGCGGGGATGACGGAGCTTAAGGGTCTGTCCTCGTCGGCAGACCTGAAAGCGGTGATAGAGAAGATTAACGAGATATGTAGGCGGCTTAACGCCTCTGGGGGTTGCTGATGGCAGAAGAGCTTAACCTTTTCATTCAGTCGGTGCCGTTGAACCCGGTGTTTGACCGTGGGGCGGACACGGTGTACGCGTTACAGCTAAGGGACATGAGCCAAAAGGCGATTGACCTTACGGGCTACAGAGCGAAGCTTACGATTTACGCAAGCCCCACGGTGGCGAGGTTTGGCGGCGACCCAATAGATACACTCACAACTGAGGACGGCAGACTTGGCGGGCGTGACGATGCGGGTAATGCAGCGGCTCTCGGGGCAGACGGCGTGCTGTGGGTTAACTTTCCGAAAGAGACGACCGTTGGGTACACGTGGCGGAGCGCGTGGTATAAGCTCGAGATTATCTCGGCAGGTGGCCAGGTGTACCGGATAGCCGACGGGCAGATACAGGTGAGGGACTAAGCCATGACGGTAACAAAGCGGTATGGCGGGGTTGTCACGGTGTTTGTTCCCGGTATTCAGGGTACTCGTGGGGAGAAGGGTGACAAGGGCGAGCGAGGAGAGAAGGGCGAGCAGGGGCTACCGGGAGTACGGGGTCCAGCGGCAAACCTTTCTGATTACTACACCAAAGAAGAAGTAGACGCGGCTATTTCAGCGGCTATTTCTAAGCTTACTGGTTCTTCTGGAGAATAATTATTCATGGCATCGCTAGAAGATAAGTTTTCATCGCTCTACGGTACCGAAGCCTACGGTGGTGTAGCAACGGTGTTTCTTCCTGGTATTCAGGGGGCGTCGGTTACTGGTCCACAGGGTGAAAAAGGCCCGAAGGGCGACACAGGGGATAAGGGTGACCGTGGTCCTGAGGGTCCGCAGGGTACCACTGGGTCTACGGGGGCACCGGGTAAAAATGGGGCTACGTTTTTCCCGACAGTAGACACAGACGGTAACCTCAGCTGGGTGAACGATGGCTCACTGAGTAACCCTTCTACGGTGAACATCAAGGGCCCGAAGGGCGATAAGGGTGATAAAGGTGACCGTGGTCCTGTTGGCCCACAGGGTGAAAAAGGCCCGAAGGGCGACACAGGGGATAAGGGTGACCGTGGTCCTGAGGGTCCGCAGGGTACCACTGGGTCTACGGGGGCACCGGGTAAAAATGGGGCTACGTTTTTCCCGACAGTAGACACAGACGGCAACCTTAGTTGGGTAAATGATGGCTCGCTGAGTAATCCCTCTACGGTGAACATCAAGGGCCCGAAGGGGGATACAGGGGATATAGCTAATCTCTCTTCGTTCACGTCGGACACGATTATTGCGGGGGTTGACAGCAGTAAGGGTGTAACGAGCGCGAAGGATATTAACACAGCAGCGACGTCCATTGCTGCCACAGTGTCAAGTAATGCGACAGATACACTGAAGCTCAGTCTCGCTACGGTAGCAACAAGTGGGAAGTACTCTGACCTCTCAGGGCTTCCTGACATTTCCTCTGCAATTTCAAGCTACGTAGGGGCTCAGGGGTTTGCAACAAGTGACGAAGTGAGTACTACCCTTACGGCATATGAGAAAACCGCGGATCTTAATACGACCCTTGGTGGCTACGCGAAAGCCACGGATGTCGCCGCGACTTATCTGCCGCTCTCAGGCGGCACGATGACGGGCGGCATTTCGACGAGCGTCGAGGGCATCCTCGTCGGTAAGGACGACACAGTCGGTCTGCGCATCTCAGGCGGCACGGGGTGGAGCAATGGCGCGTCTGTCGTCGTCTACGGGAAGAGCCACGCGACTTATCCCGGCATGTTAAGGATCAAGGCCGAGGACGGCACGAACGAGCATATCCTGCTCGGCAAGCCTGACGGCACTTTGACTTGGGGTGGCAAGAATATCGTCAGAAGCGTCAACAATGTCGCGGCAGACGCAGCGGGGAATGTGCCGTTAGCGACCGTTGCGACTTCAGGTAGTTACAACGATCTGTCAAACAAACCAAGTATTCCTGATACACCGAAAGCGTATGTTAAGGAAACGTGGAAAAGCGGGACTAGTTGGTACAGGGTATGGAGTGACGGATGGATAGAGCAAGGTGGGGATATTACAACTACGGGTAAAAATCTATATACCGTCACCCTAAATAAAGCATTTTCTACTACAGACTATTTTGCAACGTGTATCGGCAAGATTGGCTCTGTCACAGGTAACGGTGGTGCTAACTATTGTTCTAGTCATACAACGACAACATTTAAGACAGCACAATTTGAAGAAGGTGCACGTTGGTACGCCTGTGGATACTAATTGGAGGTGATTAAGAATGAACTTTGAAATCGGAGAGATTTTCGATGTTGAATACCCGCCCGATGCGGTGGCATGGTGTAACGCAAACAACGCTTTTATCGAAGAAATCGAGCCGAGCGACGAAGGTGTCCGTCGTTTTCAGATCGTCGGCATTCCTGAGCCGACCGCTGAAGAACTCGCCGCGCAGGAACTCGCGCAAGCGAAGGCCAAGCGAGCGGATGCTGTGAGCAGGATCATCGTCGAGGTGGACGGGATGAAGTTCGACGGCGACGAGGAAAGCCAAACGCGCATGGGCCGCACGATTGCCACCACTGTCGCTCTCGGCGTTGACCTCACGACTGGAAAACGAACGTGGGTGCTCGCAGACAACACCATCGCTGAAGTTACCATCGCACAGCTCGCAGAAGCTCTGCGGCTTGCGGGTGACGCGCAGACGGCGCTGTGGACTGTGCCTTATACAGATGGGTCGATGGGGCTACGGGGAAGGTGAAAGCATACGGCGAAGACGGGAAAGAGCTTGTGGAGACCACGACTTCCACGAGTGAAACCGTAACCGATACCAACGCCACTGGCGCCACTTCGGCCTGACCTGCCAGCACACCGCACGGATTGCCGTTTTCAAGCACTTTGGATAACTACCGCTAATCGTTCTGATAGCCCTGTCTTTTGACGGGGCTATTTTTTATCTGTACACTGAAAGTGTAATACCACATAGGAGAGCATATTATGGGCTGCAATACACCGTCTATAGGCAGGGTTTTGCCTCAACCGCGGCTTTCTAATGGAAGAATGACAGAGCTTGAGCTGACTGTTTGGTTCAGATGGATTACCCTCGCTCAGCAGGGCTACCCGAGGGAGAAGTGGGCGCGGTGGGCTGTGGAGAAGTTTCCCGGCGGGCTGCTGGCAGACAAGGCCCGCCGTATGCTCGCAGACTGTGAAGCACACCCGAGTGCCGTTTAATCGAGCGAGAAGGCACCTAGAAGCCTCGCCTTCATGATTCTTGGGGAACTTCCCGTCCGAGCTTCTGGCGAGCCTCTGAGAGCAGTTTAAACTCGATTTGCACTGTCTAAGGGTTAACGAGGTATTACGCTCTTTCCCTGCTGAGGCATAATTCTCGTCATGGAGGTGCCCGATGGATACGGGATTTCTGGAAACCCTGGTGTTCTGGTTTTTCTTTTTTCGCGGCGTCTACGCGTTTGCCGTGGACATTTTCAACATTCTGAGGAGTATGAGATGAAAAGTGACTTGGAGCTTGAGCTTGATGTGTGTGGGGATAACCCGATACTGGTGCTTGTGCAGAAGCAGACGGGGCATCGGCAAGCGGCGATTGAGCTAACCCCTGAGCGCACCGCGCGTCTGATGACTCTGCTTGACCTTGCGAAAACGTGGCAGTCGCGCGACAGGGAGGCTAAATGATTACCGCTGAGTTCCTGGCACGCGCGCTCCCTGAGAAACACGTTCGAAAGCCCTCCCCAACGGGGGAGAAGCGGGTTAATCAGCATATCTCAAAGCCTCTGCCGCCGAAAGCGAAGATGCTTCCGAAGTGCATCAACCGCTGGAAGCATAACCTTTCCTCGGATATCCGCCTCTCGACGGAGATTAAGACGGTGTTCCCGGATACGAGGAAGTTCAACCTGATGGACCCGGAGGGGCTGAGGCGGTTCTTCCGTAACGCCATCTTCTGTCAGCTCGGGGCTTTCCAGCGGGGGATCCCGGAAGAAGCGTGGGCGGGACTTGAGGAGATGTCGAAGTACTGGAAGCAGGCGGATATTCTCGCTTTCCTTGGTATCAGCGCGCCCAACATCAACGCGGCGCTCACCGTGAGGCAGAACCTTTATCGGTTCTCAGGCGCGCGGGAAGGTGTGGCAGACAGAGCTTTGAAGGCGAAGCGGAAGGACATTAAGGGTATTGTCACGGAGTATCGGCAGATCACGGGGGTGTACAGTGTGCCTCAGAAGCTCTTCCCCGAGCCGTTTGTACGTCTTCTTGGAGAGCTTGCCGTAGAGGTGAGCCCGACAGAGTTTGAGACCATCACGGGGTTTCCGCTCGCGAGGTCGCAGAAATTCCGCGAGTGGTACGAGGATAATGTGGAATAGCCACCACCCCTTGGGCAGTAATGGTAAAATTACACTGTTACTATCTGAGGGGTTTTCCGTGTTTAAGGAACTGATATCGGCAATACTGCCTGATAAAACGGAGCAGCTGCTGATGCTCATCGGGGGGCTGCTCGGCGCGGTGCTTAGCTTCCTTTTTGGTGATACGCTGAAAGACGTGGTTTACCTGTTTCTGCTGGTGCTGATTGACTATTGTATGGGCAACGTGGTTGCCTATCGCACCCGCAACTGGAACAGCCACACAGGTTTTCTTGGCGTTACGAAGAAGCTCACGATTTTCGTTGTGGTCGCGTTCTGTCACTGGGCGGATGTCGCTTCGGGGCAGGGGACGCTAAGCTTCCGGGGGATCGCGGTCTGTGCCTACGCCGTGAATGAACTCGGGTCGATTTTGGAGAACCTTGAGCTTCTAGGCTTCGGTGGGGTTATCCCACCGATTCTTCGGAAGGCAATGCGGGTTGCGGTTTCACGATCACTTCCCCCTGAAATGATGGATGAGGTTTCCGATGGAGAGAAAGAGGATACAGGACTGGAGTCTTACAAAAGCAAAGGCCCTGGCAAAAAAGTTTGAGGGCTACCGCACAACTGCGTACAAGTGCCCAGCTGGTGTCTGGACGATTGGTTACGGGCACACCGCGGGGGTTGTAGAGGGCATGACCTGTACGGCGTCTGAAGCGGAGCACTGGCTCATGGAAGACCTGCGGGAGGCGAGGGATCAGGCGTCGCAGCTCCTTGGGGCTACGCTTCTCACAGAGGGCGAGGCAGCGGCTGTGGTGGACTTCGTGTTTAACCTCGGCGCTGGGTCGTTCAGGCGATCCACACTGCTTCAGAAGCTCCTCGCTCACGATATGGACGGGGCGTCGCGGGAATTCCGGAAGTGGATATACTCTGGTGGTGAGGTGCTCCCGGGGCTTGTACGTCGACGGCGAGAGGAAGAGCAGGTTTTCTTAGGAGGGGAATAGTATGGTGAAACCAAAATCCGCGGGGGAGCTTATCGCGAGCCTGAAGGAAGAGCGGGAAGAGGTGTTTGGGCGCTATGAGCGGCTCTCCTCATTTCTTCGAAACCTGAATGTGGAGAAGGGGGAGGGTATCGTTTACGGTGATGGGCTGATGCTTATGCAGAGTAATATTCTTGAGCTTTATCTCTGGGTTCTGGATGCCCGGATTAAGCTTGCCGCAAGGAGTCTGAACTAATGGAAATGGCTGAAGATATGGTGAACCACCCGAAGCACTATACGCAGTATAAGCATGAGGTGATTGAACTCACGTCGTGCTTTGATTTCGTGACGGGGAACGCCGTGAAGTACCTTCTTCGCGCGGCGGATAAGAACGGCGTTGAAGACCTCGAGAAGGCTGTGTGGTATCTGAATTACGGCGCTGAGCACCCTGAGAGTGCCACGCTGCTTAAGCCATGCGGGCTGGTAGATCTTGCTGAGACCTATGGTAACCCGATTGTTACCGACCTCGTGCGGGGTATCGATCTGGCTAGTGCTGGTGTTAGTGTCAGTATTGGTGCCGTTACCACGGCTTTTAAGCGTGCCTCAGACCAGGTGGCGACGTTTATTAAGTTCACAAAAATCATTCGTTCGAAGGAAGAACAGAAGGAAGTGCAGGACGACAGAGATGACGATAGCGAATTTCTTCATTGCGGAGATAACGCTAAGAGCCTCTGGAAGTGGCGGGTTACTTCCGTAACTTACCGATAAGCTATGGCAACCTCAGCGAATTTCTTCATGGCGGACGGCAGGCTCTTTGAGTCTGTGTTCTACAGCTGGTCGGGGGATCAGGACTTCGGGATGTATACGAACGATGGAATTGACATCGGGCGGAAGTTCCTTCGGGGCACAGGGAACCACGGGACACAGTATCAGCGAAGCGACGGCACCGACGTAGGGAAACTTCTCTTTGATAACACATCCCCCGTGCAGTGCTACATCACGTCTGACCAGCCACTGGGGTCAACGTATGGGTGGAAAGTCGGTTACACGTCATACAGTGACGACGTGACGGGTCCCTACTCCTGCCCAACGGTTGTAGTGGCACACCCCTACAACGGCTCAGGGTACTACTCGTACTACTGGGATGTGCTGCGTCTTCGAAACGGCACTGTGATAGCCACAGGTAATTTTTCTCCGGGGCATTTTAGAAGCTACATGACCTATAACACTTCCCGCACGAATCAGTCCCTCAGTACCGTTGGACAGGGTGGACGAGGCGATGGCAATATTGGCTGGCTGGGGGACTTCGACCTTGGCGGGAACTACGGAACACCTAACACAATCCGTTTCCAGTGCACGGTGACGGACACAGTAACTGGCAGTCAGGCTGTGGCTGTGGCTGACTTCTCCTACGCGCCGTACTTGGCTTACCACCGAGACGAATCAGGGAACTAACTGATGACGAGCAGACTTTATATGCCAGACGGCCGGGATTTCGACTCGGTGTTTGCCCACGGCAACTCGGGCTATGAGACGGGCTACTACACCCTCGCGGGGGACGATGTAGGGAATCTCTTCGCGGGAGGCGGGAGCAACGAGGAGTCAACGTACTACGACCCCTCGGGGCGGGATATCGCTAAACTCTTTCGACTGAAGGGGGACGCGGATATCGAGCTCTTCACCCTCATGGAAAATGTGTACAGCTGGGGGCGGTGGGTTGCCGACCTTCAGGCAGGGGCTGTCTATTATGACCCCAGCAGCGGTGGTGTTTGGGATTCACACAAGGAGTACACGAACACTTACCACCAGGATCTGGGGCTCCACATTTACGAGCGGCTCCTCGCGGGTTACCGGGTTGAGTGGGCGTTTCACTTCGGCACCGATGGAAGCACCGACCACACGTACCCCGGTACACTTGCTTCACCCTATGAGTTCATCGTGGAGCAGTACCCCACAAAAGAAGCTCCACAGCTTATTTTCAGGGCTAAGGCAAAGAAGGGGTGGCATAACCTCTCCGTCCGCGCCGTAGCTAACATTTACGTTTCTTGAGGTGTACCATGGCAAAACAGAAATTCACTTGTAATTCGACGTTCGTGTTCTACGCGGATGACTTCCAGGCGGCACAGAACTACGTGCTTGAGGCGCTCCGTAAGGACGAGGAGAAGACCCACATGGTGGTTCAGCGCTGTGACCTCGTCGGCTGGACGAATCCTTCCACCGGGGAACCCGTGACGGAAGACGACAAGTAAGCCCCGACTTTCGTGGCAAAAAGGTATAATTCTACCTATGAAACAGCTGGTTTATGGGCAGGATGATTTTGTTTGCCGGTGGATGTCGGTAAGGATCAAGGGGGAGGGAGACTTCCCCAAAGGAACTCCGGCAATTGGGCTCGAAGAGAACGGGCGGCTGATTGCCGGAGTTTGCTATACCAACTACGACGGCACGGGGATAATGATGAACATCGCGAGCGAAGGGAAGCACTGGCTCAACCGGGCGTTTCTCCGCGCGGCGTTCTCGTTTCCCTTCAACTCGCTTGGAGTGAGGCGTGTGAGCGGGCTTGTTCGCACGGATAATCCCGACGCCCAGCGGTTCGATGAACATTTAGGGTTTAAGCGTGAGGGTCTTATCCGTGAGGGCGATGACGACGGATGTGACCTGATCCTTTACGGCATGCTGAAAAGTGAGTGCCGATTCTTAGGAGTTTGAGGAATGGGAAAGAAGGGCGGAAGCACTACTTATCAGGCGGATCCCCGGGTTGGCGCCGCGATGGAGAAAGAGGCGGCACTTGCTGATAAACAGCAGAACTGGTACGAGAGTGAGATTTACCCGTGGATGAAGGAACAGACGGCTCAGCAGAACAAGTACTCGGAAGAAGACCGGGCGCTCGCGAAGCAGAATCAGGAGTTCTGGCAGAACTACGCCACGGGACAGGCGGATAAGTATAACGGCTATGCCGACGAGTACCACAACCGCTGGAACAATAACTATGTTCCAGTGGAAAACGAGCTCATCGCGGATGCCCAGAAGTACAATAACGGCGCTGAGGCTGAGCGTCAGGCGGGGCTTGCCATTGGGGACTACGCAACGGCGTTTGAGAACCAGCGTAACACTCGCAACATGCAGCTCCAGCAGTACGGCATAAACCCAACATCCGGGTTGTACGCCTCGGCTAACCGGGC